GTGCTACTCTGGGGAGAGGCCTATGACGCTTTCTAATGAAGAGATGCTCGATCTTGCGCGGGCGCCCGCAAAAGCGCAGCAAGACGGTCGCATGGGTGAGCAACACAACCTGGGCGATGTCTTGAAGGTCAATCGAGCACTCGCGTCGGACGAAGCTGCTGCGCTGCCGCACGGCACGGTTAATGGACATCCAAAGGCGAACCTGGGACTCCGGGTTGCGACCTTTTACCCAATGGACTAGATGATGCTGAATGCTTTCCTCAGTCTCCTGGGTCTGCAGGTTGCGCCGAAGAACATTCGCGCCAGCGTGAATAGCTTCGATGCGTTGCGTACGACTCCGGAGAATGAGAACTACTGGGGGCTGGCCACCGGCCGGTCCCCAAACGCTGACGCATCACCCGAGGTCCGTCGTGTCGCTCGCAACCGCGCGCGGCACGAGGTCAAGAACAACTGCTACGCGCGGGGCATGATTGTCACGCTTGCGAACGATACGATCGGTCGCGGGCCGCGTCTGCAGATGCTGGATAAAAACCAGAAGGATATCGAGGTCGCATGGAAGGACTGGTGCAGGACTACGCGCCTTGCCCAGAAACTACGCACCGCTCGGGCCGTAAAGGCCGTGGACGGTGAGGTATTTTTGCGACTCGTGAACGACAAACGTCGTTCGAAGGTGCAGCTCGACGTTCGGCTCTACGAGGCCGATCAAGTCGCCGCGCCGTGGTGGAATACCGATCAGTACGACAATGAGGACAAGTTCGTAGATGGGCTGGAGTTTGACAGCTTCGGCTCACCGCTCTACTACCACGTCCTTGACCAGCACCCCTACGGACAGTACGCAGGCTCGTTGACCTCGCCCGGGACGGGTAAGTGGGTCAGTGAGTCTTTGATAATTCACCTTTTTCGGGAAGATCGCGCGGGACAGAAGCGCGGGCTCCCGGAGATCCAACCTGCTCTGCCCCTCTATGCCATGCTGCGCCGTTACACCCTTGCGGTCGTGGCAGCTGCCGAAACGGCAGCAGACATCGCTGGCGTAGTGAAGACCGACGCTGGAGCGTTGACGGCAGACGACCTGCAGGCTGTGGACCCGGGGGTGCAATTCCCGATACGGCGGCGTACGTTGCTGACGCTTCCCTTCGGTTGGGAAGTGCAGCAGCTGAAGGCTGAGCACCCGACGACGACGTACCGCGAATTTCACGACGCGGTATTGAACGAGATCGCGCGCTGCTTGAACATGCCCTTCAACGTCGCCGCCGGAAACAGTGCGAATTACAACTACGCTTCCGGTCGGCTCGATCATCAGACGTACTATCGGGCGATCGACGTTGAGCGCGCCGAGTTCGAGGAATACTGCCTTGAGAAGATCTTCTCGGCATGGCTTCGCGAATACCTCGGGGAAGCGGCCGGCATTCGGCCGTCGGACGTTGACACGTCGAAATACCGTCATCGCTGGTACTGGGACCCGCATCCGCACGTTGATCCCGAGAAAGAGGCACGCGCTGTCACACTTCTCTGGGACAAAGGCCTGTTGTCCGACACCGAGTTCTGGTTGGACAACGGAAAAGATCCCGAAGAACAGTACGACCTCCTCGAAGAGGCTTCGAAGCGGCGCGAGGAGCTAGAGTTGCCTCGCCCCGGCATCGCGACTCAGCAGATCGACATGGGCAGCGGTGATCCGTCTGCCGATCCACAAGGGAGCCCGAATGGCAAGCAAGGCACAGAGAAACAAGCGCAAACTGCTAAAGGCGAGCGCAATCCCAAGCGCCCTTAATTTCACGGGCGAATCGGTACTCGTCGCATCAGTTGAAGGCTCGGTCCCGCGGTTCGACATGGTCGCCTATTCGGGCGGCCCGCTGTTCGTCGCACGGTTCCCGCATCCCGTTGTTGTGGATCTGAGCGGTGTCGAAGTCAATGCAAACGCGGTGGCCCTGCTCGACCACGACACGCAGAAGCGCGTCGGTCACTTCGACGAAGTGAAGGTTGAGAATGGGAAGATCATCGCCAGCGGCGCCATCAGCGCCGCGAACGAGCACGCCCGAGAGGTTGTAGACTCGGCGAAGAACGGATATCGGTGGCACGCATCCATTGGGGCGCGCGTTATCGAGGCCAGTGTAATTCCCGCTGGCCGCACTGTTGTTGCGAACGGGCGCACGTTCAAAGGCCCGTTGGTGTTGGCCCGCAAGGTCAAGTTGAATGAGGTGTCTTTCGTCGGCGTTGGCGGCGACGAAGAGAACCAAGTTAAAATCGCCGCCAGCATAGTCGGAGAAGACGACATGAAGTTTTCGGAATGGCTTACCGCCAAAGGTTTCGTGGAGGCCGACTTGACGGCGGATCAGCTCGCCGTTCTGAAGGCTGCCTTCAGCGCCGAGGGTGATCCCCACGGCGACGATGAGGACGAGGGCGAAGGCAAGGCCGTCAAGGCCTCGGCCGGCTCGGAGGACGCCGTCGCGCAGCTGCGCGCCGCCGCGGCTGCTGAGCAGAAGCGCATCGTGGACATTCAGAAGATCACCAAGGATTTCCCGGAACTGACCGCCTCGGCGATTGCTGAAGGTTGGGACGCAACCCGGGCAGAGCTGGCAGTCATCCGCAAGGAACGCGACGTGCTGCGCGCCTCCCAGGCGCCGGCGGGCCGCGTCGGAGCAACGGCCGTGGAGAATGAAGGTCAGGTCATCGAGGCCTCGATTGCTCGTCAGCTGGGCCTCAGCTCGGACGCTCTGGAGGCCAGCTTCAGCGAAAAAGTGCTGGAGGCCTCTCAGTCGCGCGGCTACGCGCGCATCGGGCTCAATGAGCTGATGGACCGCACCATTCGCGCCGCGGGCCATTATGTCCCGCACGGCAAGTACGACAGCGAGAAGTATGACCTGTTCCTGCGTTCGGAGCGCGAGCTGCGCGCCCAGAACCTGCAGGCCGCGGGCCTGTCGACGCTGTCGACGACCGGCATCTTGAGCAACACTGCCAACAAGATCCTGCTGCAGGCCTTCAATTCGGTCAACGGCATCGCGCTGGAGCTGTGCAGTCGCCGGACCGTGAGTGACTTCAAGAAGCACACCGCGTACCGGCTGACGGGCGACGGTGAGTTCAAGAAGCTGCCCCCGGGCGGTGAGCTGAAGCATATTCAGCTGCAGGAAGAATCGTGGACGAATCAGGCCGACACCTACGGCGCGTTGCTGTCGTTGGATCGCCGAGACATCCGCAACGACGACCTGGGCGCCTTCGAGTCGATTCCCCGGATCTTGGGCCGCAAGGCCGCGCTGTACCTGGAGAAGACCTTCTTCACGTTGCTGTTGAGCAACCCGTCGTCTTACTTCAGCGTCGGCAACAACAACTACCAGTCGGGCGCCGGCACGGCGCTGTCGATCGGTGCGTTGACCGCCGCCGAGCAGCTGTTCCTGGATCGCACCGACAAGGACGGTGACCCGATTCTGCTGAGTCCGACGACCCTGCTGGTTCCGACGGCTCTGAAGGTTCTGGCCGAGCAGCTGATGTCGGAGCGCAGCGTCAACGAGACGACCACGACCAACAAGCCGACTCCGGCCAGCAACCCGCACACGGGCAAGTGGGGCGTCAAGTCCAGCCCGTTCCTCAACGCTCAGTCGTTGGCGGGCCAGTCCAGCACGGCGTACTACCTGCTGGCGAACCCGGCGGATCTGGGCGGCTGGGTGGTCAGCTTGCTCGACGGCCGCGACACCCCGGTGATCGAGTCGAGTGACCTCGACTTCAATCAGCTCGGGATGCAGTGGCGCGCCTACTACGACTTCGGCTTCGATCCTGGCGACAACCGCGCCTGGGTGAAAGTCGCCGGGGCCTAAGCCCTGGATGATTAGGGGGCGGCGGCCGGGTGAGGGCCGCCCCCTCTTTTCAATTTGCTGCGTCACTTTCAAATTCGGAAGGGGATTTTTTAACATGGCTCTGGCAGTTTTTCTCCACGAGGGCCAGTTCATCGACTACACCGCGTCGGCCGACAAGGTCTGCGGTGACGTGATCGAGCTGGGCTCGAACGATTTCATCGGCATCGTTGCTACGGCCGATGGGATCAAGAACGGCGCGACCGGCGCCGTTCAGATCGAGGGCGTCTTCGATTGCACGAAGACGACCGCATCCGACGTTCTCGCCGCGGGCGACTGGCTGGCGTTTGGCGCCGGCGGCACCGTGGCCGCGAGTGGTACTGGTCGGCACCTCGCTGTGACGGCGGCCGGTAACGGCGTGACGACCATCAAGGTCAAAATCAACGCTCGTTAAGGAGGTGGCCATTGGCTATCGCTGTTTTTTATCAAGAGGGCCACTCGATCGACTACACGCCCAGCACCGCGAAGGTGCCCGGCGAGGTCGTGTCGGTCGGTACCGCGATTCAGGGCGTAGTGCCGCTGGATCTGGAGGCCAATCGAGCGGGTTCGCTCCGTCTCGATGGTGTGTTTCTGATCGAAAAGAAGACCGCGGGCGACGACTTCGCGCGCGGTGATTATTGCACGATCGACGGCAGCAACAAGGCCGAGATTGACAATGTCAACGGTCGGCACGTTTGTGTCGAGGCCGCGACGATCGGAGTGACGCACGTCAAGCTGAAGCTCAACGTGAGGTAGTCGTGGGGCTTCTCTCGAAGGCAAGCCGGTGGTTGAATTCCGTCTTCGACGAACAAGAGTCGAGGCGGGTTCTCTACTTTCGTAAGGATACGGGCTTGCTGCTCCCCGTGAATGCGACAGTTGGACGCGCCGACAGGCAGATCCAGATGGGCATTCCGGAGGCGCATCGAGAGACGGCCACTCGCGACTTCATCATACTGACCTCATGGCTGGTCGAGGGTGGGAAGCCATTCCTGCCCTCGGCCGGCGACGAGGTGATTGAGACTCAAGACGGGCAGACGTACACCTGGGAGGTGTACCACGATCCTCTCGACGGGCCGTTTCGGTGGCACGACGAAGAGGAGTTCCGGGCGATTCGAGTACACACACTTTCGGTGAGTGTTGATGACGGCGCGATTGGTAGCGATCTCTGAGGAACTGCGGAGGCATATCGCCGGCGGGGAGTACAGTATCTCCTTCGTCGATGTTCGCCGGCTGTGGGTTCCTATCTTTGAGCGCGCGAAGATCGGCACGGCGTGCCTCGTCCAGGTAGTTCCGGACGAGATCTCAACGTCGCAGTTCATCACTCGCTCGCCGGCGGTCTTCCACGAGGTGCAGCTGTCGGTCTTTGTCAACCGCGCGGTCGATCCTTCGAAGCTGGAAACCGTCGATGAGTGCATCGAGTTTACTGAGCAGGTGTACTCGCGCATAACGTCGTTGCGCGAGATCGAAATTCCGGACGGCCGGTCGTTCAACCTGACGGGGGCGGAGTTCAGCCCTATGGTTGATATCGCTCGAATGTTGGATCAGCGTGTGTACCTCGGTAGAATCGAGGTGACGTACAGTGACCTTAATCGGTAGCACTGGGTTTCATTACAACCGCGCCATGAAGTTGCCGCGGTTGGCGAGGAAAGCCCTCTCGGGGGGCATGTCCCCGATGAAGCTCGGCTTCCAGATAGGGAAGGTCGTGTTCTTCACTGAGAAGCTGAAGTACACGATCGGGCAGGCCGAGTTTCAGTTTCTGTCGCGCATCGGGCGTGAGGTACTGAGATCCTCGAATCGCTCGATGCTCGGAGTCGGCGACAAGCGGCTGAAGAAGTACTGGGAGAATGGCGGCGTCGTGCCTCCTTCGAAGCCAGGGAAGCCGCCGCGCGCTCGGAAGGGATTCTTCAAGACGTACAATCGGTACGGGTATTGGGCCGAACAGCACGCTGTGGTGATCGGTCCGATGAAGTTGCGCGGCGGTTGGTACGACAAGCAGACCAAGCCGGGGCCGGGTCTGCAGGAGAAGGGTGGGGCATCATATGTCCCCGCGTGGAAGACGCGGGCGGTGTTCCCGAAGCGGCCGTACATGGGCCCCGCGTTAGACAGAACAATGCGCCGTGTTCGCAGTGGGCGGATTCGGTTGCGTCTTCGGAAGTAGGAGATTGAACGATGGGTTATTTGATCGGTTTCAATGCGAAGGCGTACTACCTGCCGCGTCTGACTGCAGGCACGAACACGCCGCTCGTTTCCCAGCCGACTCGCGCCGCTTTCCCCGCCACGGGGATTCCGGCAACGGCCGCGCTGCTGGGGAACATTTCGGACGCCTCTCTGTCGATGGAGACGGAAGAGGCCGACGTGACGACTCGCAAAGGCAACGGTTGGCGTCAGAAGGTCGGTACGCTGCGGTCTGGCGAAATTGAGTTCACCATGCTGTGGGACCCGGCCGACGACGACTTCCGCAACGTGCAGTACTGCTTCTTCAATCAGCTGCCGTTCATCTGTGGCTTCTTCGATCGAGACCCGACGAACGCCACGTCTGGCTACCGAATCCAGGGTCTCTACGCCGACTTCAGCGTGCTGAACTTCACGCGGTCGGAAGACCTGACCGACGCGATCAAGGCTGAAGTGAAGCTCTCGGTGGCTCCGAGTGCGCTCAGTCCGGAATGGGTCGACCGAACGATCGCGTAATCTTTTGACCAACGAAAGGCGAACACGACATGAGTTACGTTTTCAAGGATGCGCTGGACCGTGAGTGGAACGCAACGCTCACGTTCGGCAACATCAAGCGACTGAAGAACCAAACGGGGCTTGATCTGCTCAACGCAGACAAGCCTCGCGAGGGGAACAAGGAAGGTGTCGCTCTGATGACGGATCTGTACCTGGACGTGGATCTGTTTCTCGACACGCTCTACGCCCTGTGCGTGCCTCGTGACAAGCAAGACCAGCCGACGATTACCAGGGAGTCGTTCGAGGATGGATTCTCCGGCCCGGTCTTCGAGGCCGCGCACAACGCTTTCTTCGGGAGTCTCCGCGATTTTTTCCTCTCCACGCACAAGGAAGTGCTGGCGGACGGTCTGGATCAGCAGAAGAAGCTGGTGAAGGCCTGCATGGATCAGGGGAGGGAGCAGCTGCAGAAGCTGGACCTGGAGACCCGCGTGAAGAACGAGGCCGCGAAGTATTTTGGAGAGCAATACTCCAAGCTGCTGGAATCTGCGGAGTCAACCCCGACGGCCTAACGTGGCGCGAACTTCACGAGATGGCCGAGGGCAGGTTGCGGTCGGACTGGGACGTGGCCTCGAACATCATGGCCACGATCTGGAACGCCGCGCCGAACTTCAGTGGGAAGAAGCGCGAGATCATCCACCCCTGGCAGTGCAATCCGTATCGCCAGAACGGTAAGACGGTCGAGCAAAAAGTCCCGGGTGATATTTCCTGTCTGAAGAGGCTGCTTCCCGAATGAGTAGCATTGACGCCCAAATCGCCGGACAAGCAGCGGTAATCGCTCAGTTAGAAACGAGCGACTTTTACCGCGCCTTGTCGAAGGCTGAGAAGGACCTCAAATCATGGGGTCAGAACATCGCGAAGATGGGCGCCGTCGCGTTTGCAGCGGGCGGCGCCGGTCTTGCGTTGTTGCGGCCGGCGATTCAGGAGTTTGCTACCGCGCAGCAGTTGTTCGGCCGATTCAGCTCTGTCTTCGGCGAGTTGGAAGTGCAGGCGAAAGAGTTCGCCAACACAGTAGCGACCGACGTTAATCAATCGGTTCTGACGGTGCAGGACAGTCTGGCTCAATTCCAGGCTATGTTCCGCGGCGCCGGGTTCAATCCTGAGCAGGCTTTTCGTCTCTCGAAGTGGGCGACCCAGGCTTCCCAGGACTTGCTGGCCTTCGACGACAATCTCGCGAATGTCGACGAGGCGGTGCAGAAGGTTCGCAGCGGTCTCATGGGAGAGATCCAACCTGTGATCGCGTACGGCGCTGACGTTCGCGTGGAAAACGCGAAGCGAGAAGCCCGCAACTACGGTATCGCGGTCAAGGGTGTGATGTCCATCCAGGACCAGCTGATTACCCGCATCGGTATCATGGACAAGGCTTTCCAGCGGGGGAAAATCTTCGGGCAGGCCGCGCGCGAAGTCAACACTCTTGCCTCGCGGCTCCGCGGATTGCAAGCGGCGTTGCGGGATCTCAGAGTGGCCGTTGGCGCCGCTTTGGAGGGCCCCGTCACAACTTCTACCGCCGCCCTTACCTTTATGATTCGGAAGGCGATTGATTTCATCAACGCCAATCAGGGGCTGGTGCGATCGTTCGCAATTTTATCAACGATCCTCGTTGCGGTCGGCGCGGCGATTACCGTCGTCGGGCTCGCTGCGGTTGTGCTCGGTAGCACCTTCGGGGCCGTCACCAGCGCCATGACCGCGGCGCCGTGGCTGGCGTTGCAGCTAGCCTTCCAAGTCATAGCAGCGGCGATTCGTGGCCAGCTGGTTCGCGCGTTAGCGTTACTCTCGCGCGCGTTCCTCAGTGGTACCGCGGTTGCGCGTTCGATCATCAGCTACTTCCTCGGCGTAGGGAAGGCGATTCTGTCCCTTGGTGCATACGCAAAGGCCGGGCTCGCCGTATTCGGAACCGCGTTCGCATCCGCATTTTCGATCGTGTGGAAGCGCCTGAAGTCGGGCGACGTGAAGGGGGCGTTCAAAGATCTCAAGGACACGATTGTCGCCGTCGTCGGCGTCATTGTGGCCGAGGTCAAGTACTGGTG